AAAAAGGACCAGGTTTTGAGCCTACTGTTGTGCACTCATTTGCTGAGTTTGTAGAAACTTTTGGAAATCCCGCTCCTGGCAAAGAAGCCACTGATGTTTGGAGAAACGGCAATTATAATGGACCTACTTATGCAGCGTACGCCGCGCAAGCTTATTTAAAGAATAGTAATCCTGTTACATTTATTCGTTTGTTGGGTGATGAACATAGCAACCCAGATACTTGGTCCACATCGGTGATTGGCCAGCATGGTAATGCAGGCTGGAGCACTAAAAATTTAGTTGACAACACCGGCGGAGCCTATGGTTTGTTTGTTATGACTTCTGGTTCAAATAGTGTCAGTGGTGGCGACCACGCCCCGGTAACTGGTACACTTGCTGCAGTTTGGTATTTAAATGAAGGCTACATGTGGCTCTCTGGTACGCTTCGGGGTACCGAAACCGCCGGCGGCACCATCGGTGCTCCAATAGCCGTCTCCGGGTCCTCTGTGTTGCTTGGAAATATTGGAGATAAAGAGTGGAAAGTAATAATCAAGGATGCCTCACACAATGAAGTTCTGCGAACTTCCTTTAATTTTGACCCAGATTCTGATGCTTATATACGCAAAGCTTTTAATACTAATCCACAGTTAGTAAACGATCAAGTTTATAGTACTACTACAAATTATTGGCTAGGGGAGACATTTGAAAGATCAGTACAAGAAAACATCAGCAGTCTTAGTAGTAGTGCCAGCCAAGCTTGGGGCGTCCTTCTTCAATTGGGATCTGGCTCAAGTGAATATAGTAAACATCGTCACGAAGCCATTCCTAGTGAAAGTGGTTGGGTTATTTCACAGGATACCTCTAATGATGCCCCCACCTTTGCTGCCGATAATGATAATCGCGCGATAAGATTATTTAAATTTGTTTCTAGAGGTCAAGGCGGTGAATGGAATCAGAATAACATTAAAATATCCATTGAAGATATTAAACCGGCTAAAAATGATAAAACTTGGCCAATGTTTACTGTTACAATTCGTGCAATAGATGACACAGATAAACAACAAAAAGTTCTTGAAAAATTTCTGAATTGTAATTTAAACCCACGTTCTCCAAATTATATTGCTCGCAAAATTGGGGACAGAGAAACAGTTTGGGACAAGGCGAATAAAGTCTTAAAAGTTGGTGGAAATTATGACCTTAAATCAAAATACGTGAGAGTAAAAACAAGAGAAGAGGTCTACAGCAACACACTTGTGCCATTTGGTTTTTATGGCCCTCCAAGGTATAAAGGATTTGCTTTCTGCAGTGCTTCTGCGGGCGGGGTCGGCACCCTCATGAGAAATCCAACGAAAGCAACAGATTTGCAAGATACTTTTATTAAAGCAGGTGCAGATATGGATCTTGTTGCCACAGGAAGTCGATACGGCGCTTTCTTTAACGCCGGCAACGGCGGCGACGGCATCGCCGGTCCGAAACTCCAAGCAGGTGAAATTTGGGTTGGCACAAACAACTCTTTCTCCGGCGCCTTTAATTTTCCATCGTTATCCCTAAGAAGCGCCGGCAGCAACGGCGGAATTAAAGAGGAGACGAACGCTTATTGGGGAGTAGATACTACGCGGCAGGCCGTTGACGATCTTAGATATGACCCCTGTGTTACAGATTATCTTAAAAACCTTCCAGACCAAACTACTAAAGATTTAGTTGATTTTCATTTAGGGTCTAGCAATTTTAATGCTGAGTGCCAATTTGTATTTACTTTAGACGACATCATGTTAACTAACAACACAGGAGGTGATTTTAAATATGTTAGTGGAAGTCGCCAGGTAGCTGGCACCGCTGATGGAAGCACTCATTCAATTACTGCAATGAGCGGAACCAATTTCTTATTAACTTCTTCAGACGCCGGCGTCAACAAATTCACAATGTTAATGTACGGCGGCTTCGATGGTTTGGATATTGTAGAGCCAGAGCCTTTTAATAATACTCGGGGTCTGGCTTACAGTGACACCGGAGGGCCTGTTACAGAAAAAAGCAGTTATGCTTATTATTCAGTGAATAAAGCTATTGATATTGTGAAAGACGCTGAACGAGTAGAAAGTAACTTGATGGCGATTCCTGGTGTAACAAACCAAGATCTTACAAAAAGACTTGTTAGAGTTGCAGAAGAACGTGGAGATACAATGGCAATCATTGATATTGAAGAAGATTATCTCCCATTCACTGAAAATACCAATGATGCCATGACCAATCAAGGCAATTTAGATGACGCAGTGCGCACCATGAAAGATCGCCGAATTGATTCAAGTTATGGCGCCGCCTACTATCCTTGGGTTCAAGTTCAAGATCCTTTTAACAATAGGATTTTATGGGCACCTCCTTCTGTTGTTGCTTTGGGAGCCATGGCATATAGCGAATCTGTCAAGGACGTATGGTTCGCACCCGCAGGATTTTCAAGAGGCGGGTTAACTGCCACAGGGGCTGGAGGTCTTCCTGTTGTTGGGGCAAATCAACAATTAACTTCAAAACAGAGAGATAAACTCTACGAAGTAAATGTTAACCCAATTGCTTCTTTTCCGGCTGAAGGAATCGTGATCTTTGGCCAAAAGACCTTACAATTAACACCATCTGCTTTAGATAGGATTAATGTTCGAAGACTCTTGATCTTCTTAAAGAAAGAAGTTTCTAGAATTGCTTCTACTATATTGTTTGAGCCGAATGTTCAATTAACCTGGGCCACGTTTACAGCACAAACAGATGCACTGTTGAACAGTGTTAAATCAAGGCTTGGCTTGGCAGACTATAAGTTAGTATTAGATGATACAACTACTACTCCAGATTTGATTGATAGAAATATCCTCTATGCAAAAGTATATTTAAAGCCTGCTAGAGCTATTGAATTTATTGCCTTAGACTTTATTATTACGCGTTCTGGAGCATCATTTGAAGATTAAAGTGGTAAAAAAAAATATTAGCACTATTTATTAATAGAACTGCTATTGACGCAAGGGGATCTACGTAATGGGTTTTTGGAATGACAGACAAAATTTCGACACTAAACGAGCTTTTAGGTGGGTGGCGATTTTTAATCAAGTTGAACAATGGGCCATTAAATCCGTATCGAAACCAAGCCTTTCTGTTTCGGAAACTTCACATAGGTTTATTAATCATACATATTATTATCCTGGGAGAGTAGAATGGAACACAATTAGTCTTGTTTTAGTTGATCCAATGCAACCTGATGGCGTTAAAAGTATAATGCAACTTATTGAAGCATCAGGATATAATCCAGATATTCTTTCTACTGGGCCATATGAAACGATCTCAAAGACTAAGGCATCTACTGCCATGGAAAAACTTGAAATCAAACAACTTGATGCCAGCGGAAAGACAATAGAATCATGGAAGTTACGACATCCATGGATTAAAGACGCAAAATTTGGTGATTTGTCATATGATCGCGACGAGCTTTTAGACATAACTTTAACCATTCGATATGACTGGGCCGAACTTTGGACACAGCCAAGCCATGGCACGTGGCAAAGCCCAGGATCGGCGCCTTTGAACTTCCCATCAACTAGCACATACGTAGGCGGTGTCTAAAAAAATACTTTAAAGAGGTGATAAATGAGAAATAATGAGGATCGCTTTGGGGCGCCCAAGGTGGCAGATTCCCCAATCTCCCTCGCAGAAACTACGAGTGATTCAAGCACATTAAATTTTGTCGTACCCACAGACTTTGTTGAGCTTCCATCTGGGGGCAAATTTTATCCAGAGGAACATCCTCTGCATAATCAAGAACATATTGAAGTAAGACAAATGACTGCAAAAGATGAAGATATTTTGACTTCTAGAGCATTATTACAAAAAGGGATTGCAATCGAAAGACTGCTTCAAAATCTTATTATTAATAAAAATATAGATGTCAATGAAATTCTTGTTGGAGATAAAAATGCAATAATGGTAGCAGCAAGAGTTTCTGCTTATGGGAATACATATGAAACCAAAGTTCAATGTTTTTATTGTAACAGCGTTAATGATCATGCATTTGATTTAAATGAAGCAAAACCAAAAACAGCTGAAGTCGCCGCGGCCTCCTCAACTAAAAATGGAACTTTTGTCATCGAGTTACCCACATCTAAAGCCAAAGCTGAAGTACGATTCTTAAATGGCAAGGACGAAGCAAATCTTTTAGCTAGCGCCGAAAAAAAGAAACAATATAATTTACTAGAGAACCCAGTGACTGATCAAATGAAGGCATTTGTTGTTTCTGTTAATGGTACCTCCAACCCTGGAGAAACTTCTTCTTTTATAGATAATATGCCGGCAAAAGATTCTCATTATCTTCGGACCACATATATGAGTTTGGTACCAAATATTGATTTAACTCAAAAAGTTAAATGTAAAAACTGTTTCACAGAAACAGAAATGGAGGTTCCGTTTACGACGGACTTTTTTTGGCCTAAGCGATAAATATATGGAATCTGTGTATGAGCAGTTCTTTTTATTAAAATATTATGGCGGGTGGAGCTTCATGGAAGCCTACAATCTACCAGTTGGATTAAGAAATTGGTTCATAACAAGGCTAGTGGAACAATTCGAAAAAGAAAAAGAAGATTACGAACAAGCTCAAAAAAATACTAAAACCTCCTCTTAAAACATTATCTGTTTATTATTTTACACAATACAACTATTTATTATTAGCATAAGGAGAAGTGCACAATGAAACAAATTCTTTTAGAAGACAAGTTAAGGCCTTTAGAGGTTAATTTTTATAAATTAAAAAGCAATCAATTACAAGAAAGTTTTTTGGCGATGTTCGGAGAAACACTTAAAGTAGTTTTAAAAAGAATGTTTGGCAAAATTCCATCACCAGATGAATATAAAACAATGGTTGCGGAGGCCGAAGAAAATGACTTGACTCCAGAGGATAAACAACAGCCTGGTGTACATAAAGATATGACACAAAAAGAGCCAACTGAAAAATTTGAATTAGTTGTTTCTGGCACAGATGAAGAAATCCTTTCTTTTGTTGGGGCGCTTAAAGCAGAACATCAATACATGGATGTATATTTACAACTTGGTATGGATGATGAGAATACAAGAGAAGCGAAATATCTCCTTAATGATGCTGTTGAGAATTTTGAAAGAACCACTGGTCTCTTATGGCCTTTTGTATAATTTGGGGAATATAAAGTAAATGGCGAATGGCGACAGTTTTGATCCTAAACGACTAGCAGAGTATCAATCGATACTGCAGAATGTTCAAGTTATTCTAGAGGACATCACAAGGAAAGACCAAAATCTTACCCTTACTGCAGCTGAAAAAACTAAAAAAGTTGCCGAAGAGGTTGCGATATTCCAGCAGCTTGTAGACTTAAAATTTAAAGAAGCTCAAGCTTCTGGCCAAGCCCTTGGCAACGAAGAAAAAAGAAACCTACTTTTACAACAATATAGACAAGCCCTTTCGGAAAATCTGGCCAAGCTTACAACGACCCATCTTCAAAATCAACGAGCACTAAGAGGCGCCGAAGCAGAATTAAAAAGAATCAATGACCAATTATCAGCACTTGGAACCAGGGCCAGCGCAAATGCAGTTCAGTTTGATGCGCTCACGAAGAAACAAATAGACTCCCACCAAGAAGTTTTAAAGCTTCAATCTCAACAAGCGAATTATGATGAATCTGAGCGGCAACAAACAATACAAAAAATCACTGCAGAGATGCGGTACGCAGATGCAAAATTAAAAACTTCTCAAGCAGTCCAAAGCTCTATGACTCTCCTTTTTGGGTTAGACAACAAATGGCGCCAAACCTTGGCCGGCTCTTTGTGGGAAATGACAGCAGCCGCAACGAAAGCTCAAGGCATTGTAAGCGGGCTGGGAAGCGCAGCAGCTAACTTGTCGAGTACATTATCAAACGTAGGATCTCTGGGCAATGTAATCGGATCTTCCTTCGCGAAAGTACAAGAAATGACTATCACACTGGTGCATTCAGTTGACCGTGCTGATGTTAGTTTAAGAAGCGCCACAGGGGCTAGCGAAAAATTTGCACTCGCAGCCATGGGAGCTTTTGACGATAAAGAAGTAAGAGCCATGGCCGGCGCCTACACTGAATTGAGCGAGATTAATCAACGCCTATGGACGGTTGCAAGCTCATTTACAAGCCAATTGGCCAGCCAGCAACAAGAACTAGTTAAAACAGCTTTAGCCGCAAAACGATTCGGTATCGCACTTGATACCACAGCCGCTGTGGCGGAAAAGTCATTTAGAGTGTTTGGGATGCAAGGCTCAGAAATGATGAATAGGCTTTACAATTCAGCAATTGCAATTGGAGAAACTCCAGTCAACATGGTGAGAAACTTTACTCAAGCAATAGATACCATGGCTCAATATTCTTTACCAAGAGCAACACAAGAATTACAAAGGTTGTCTTCACTATCCAAAGCAACAGGCATTCAAGTAAGCGAATTAACTAGTATCGCCATGCGATTTGATACATTTGAAACTGCGGCCTCGTCTGTTGCAAAATTAAATGCAATTTTAGGTGGTGCGTATTTTAATTCAGTTCAAATGTTAAACGCCACTGAAAGCGAAAGATTACATTTGTTACGTTCAGGCATCGATGCCACAAACCGAAGCTGGGAATCACTAGACAGGTGGGAAAGGAAAGCTATTATGGCAGCTACAGGATTCAAAAACATGAGTGCTGCAGCAGCATTTTTCCAAGGTAACATGGAAAAGGTTAGAGAGCTAACAGAGGCTCAAGAAGCACAAGCCGAAATGCAACGTAGATTAATTGGGATGGGCCAAGGCGTTATTACTATGATGGACCAGATAAAACG